TTGGGAAGCAAAACGAGACCATAAAAACGTTTTGAGAATTCACGTCACCAGAGATTTTTATTTGAAGGTACAAGCCAAATGCACGCCGCCAGTTCCAGATATCCAGAAACCTTTTGAATATCCTATTTTAGGTTATTCGGTCATTGAACATATTGAACCATGCGAAAAAGAATGGTGGTTAGAAATTGAAGGTGAACGCCGCAAGTGATGGAGGTAAAAAATAAATGTGGCAATTTTAGCGGTTGACATTTGGCGGGAGTGACGTATAATATTCGTAAATAAATATTGCAAGCCTTGGTGAAATTGACCGAGGCGGTCTTTCGGAGTGATGCGCCCGATGTCTTCTTGACATCGGGCGTTTTTGTTTTCGAAAATAAAACAGATGTGATGCGCCTGTTTCAGCTTTTTGGCTGGAACAGGCGCTTTTTATTTGGAGCAAATTATGCCCGTGATGCCAGCAAACCCAAATTATGAAAAACCGTATCGAAATTATATGCGCGTGGATGTGCTGAATGCTGCGGTCTCTATTGTGGGGACCATTTCGAAGGTGCGCGGCGCGATCTCTGCGACGATCACCTGGCAGGAGACCGTGAAGCCTTTGAGCGAGGAGCAGGCGATCGCGTATGCGAACGGCATGGTGAAGATCGCAAACTGGGCACGACAAAACGGCGCAAACGGGCAGGGCAATTACTGGACGCCTGGCAAGGTGTATGAGCAGGAGATCGGACTTTCAATCACACGCTTTATGTTCCATGACGACATCACGCGATTTGTAAAAGTCAGCCGCAAACTGCTGGGTTTTGGAATGTATGCGAAAAAGACTTTCGAAGTGGATGGCGGCTCTGGCGATATCGTCACAGCCATGCAGGCGGCGACCAGTTTGCAGCAGGTCATCCGCGATGGCGCAGTGTGGCGGTAGTTCATGAGCGGAAATAACGAACTTATCAAGAAGATCCGCGATGTGATCGAAAAAGGCGGAAACATAGACGTGAACACAAGAGACGTTCTTTTATTTAGCGCTGTAGTCGATATTTACGAAAGCATAGATTCGATGAGTAAAAGATACGAAGAACAGATTTCAGAAATCAAACCTGCTTTGACATTCTATAAAGTAGGAATGTGGATTTCTGCGGCGTTTGGACTTTCTTTTATTGGGTTGGTTTTCGGCATGTTGACTGGGCAGGTTCAGGTGATATTCAAATGATCCGCAAGTATGCCGATGATGTGTGTTTTGTGATCGGGGCGGCGCTGGTGACGGTGGGTGCTGGGTACGTTCACCCTGGGCTGGCGTTCGCGACGGCTGGCGGTTTTTTTCTGCTATTCAGCTTCATGCTGGGCAAGGCGATGAATAAATGATCGTTTCAAATGCTTTCAAAAATGCGGCGAGCGCTCCGATGCCTGATGGTGAGGCGGCTGGGCGTTTTGTCGGTTACGAGTACAGCGGCGGCAGGGGCGGCGCGATGACCGCATCGAAGCAGGTCGTGAATGCAGAAACAGCGAAGACCATCGCGACGGCTTATCGATGCAAAAACATCCTCGGGGATGACGTGGCGAAGATGCCGTTTCAAATGTTTCAGCGCAACGGCAAGAACGTGGACCACGTGGCGCCCGATGCCCTGCTGCGAAATATGGCGTATTTGCTGGAAGTGCAGCCGAACCGCTGGATGACGCCGTTTATTTTCAAAAAGACCGTGATGGAGTGGCTGCTGTTTTGGGGCAATGCCTACATCTGGCAGCCCATGCAGAGATATGGCGAGCTGTTTGTTTTGCCTTCGGTGACGACATTCCCGAAGCTGGATAAGCAGGGGAATGTTTATTACGAAGTGAACTTCCCGAACGGCAAAAAAGACAACCTGCCGAGCGTGGAAGTGACACATTTGATGATCAATTCGACGAACGGGCGCAACGGTCGATCTGTGCTGGAGTATGCGCGCGAAACCTTTGGCCGTCAGATGGCCACCAAGGAAACGCAAAGCAAGGTGAACGGCAACGGCATGAAAGCCGCGGCTTATATCCAGATCGATGCCACGCTGGACAAGGACGGGCGCAACAAGGTGCGCGATGCGTACAAGGAATCGCTGGAAGATCCTGGCGGGCTGGCGGTCTTCGACAACAAGGTCGGGAAGTTTGAAACGATCCAGATGAAGATGACTGATGCGCAATTTATCGAGGGCATGCAGCTGACCGATGTGGACATTCTGAACTTTTTCGGCGTGCCCGCTTACAAGCTGAACATGGGCAAAGAGGCCTACAACTCGAACGCCCAGCAGGACCTTGATTATTTGAAATCGACCCTTGACCCGTACTTGGTGCAGTGGGAGCAGGCGGCGCGCTTGAAGTGGCTTTCGGAAGCCGATCAAAAAGACACGTATTTCAAATTCATTCGCGAGTCATTGCTGCGCACCGATGCCAAGACACGCGCAGAACTGCACGAGATCAAGATCCGCAGCGGGCAGATGAGCCCGAACGAAGCGCGGGAAGTGGAAGACCAGAGCGGTTATGCGCTCGGAGATGATTTCTACATGACGAGCAATTATCAAAAAATTGGAGCGGTGGTGCCGAATGCCTAATATGCCGATTCGCTGTTTTGAAGGGACTGCCAAACCGTTCGAGCCTTTTTGGAATTTTCAAAACCTTGAAGACGGTTCGGTGGATCTCGAATTTTACGGGCCTATTTCAGAATATTCGTGGATGGGCGATGAAGTGACGCCGAGAAAATTCCGCGAGGAACTGAGCGCAAAAAATGGCGCGCCTGTGACCTTGAAGATCAATTCACCAGGCGGCGACCCGATCGCGGCGAGCGTGATCGCTTCGATCATCCATGATTACCCTGGCGAAGTGACCACGCGCGTGGACGGCATGGCGGCTTCTGCGGCGGTGATCGTGGCGCTGGCAGGCAAGACGGTGCGCATGATGGACAGCGCTTACATGATGATCCACGACCCTGCGGTGGTGGTTTTCATGGCGGCGTTGAACATTGAAACGCTGGGCAAGCTGCGCAATGACTTGAAGGCGATCAAGGATGGGATCGTGCAATCCTACGCGGCGCGCACCGAGCTTTCGGAAGAGAAGATCGCGCGGATGATGGAAGCCGAAACATGGATGAGCGCACGCGAGGCGGTGGATCTTGGGTTTGCCGATGAGGTAATTGCAGGAGGGCAGAGAAAACCACAAAACTCAAATGCGCATGGTTTTGTCAATGCCCTCCTGAATTATTCAAAGGTGCCTGCGGGTGTGTTTGAAATGCTTGAGCAGAAACCTGATGAAGTTGAAGCGATGCCGATCGAGGCGAAACCGCAGTCGGCTGAGTTGGAAGCGCAAATTGCGCGTGTGCGCAATTATTTGAAAGTATATCAACCAAAAGGAGCAAGCAAATGAATCTGAAAACCTATTTTGACCAGGCAAAAGCCGCCAGCGATGCCGCTGTCGTTTTGAAAAATCAAATGGATGAGCTTTTCAACAACGGCACCGATGAAGGCATTCAGGCCGCGATCGACCTGCAGCCGCAGATGGAAGCGGCGAACAAGAAAGCCGACGAGCTGAATCGTTTGTATCTGTCGATGCGCGATGCCGATCAGGTCGCCAGTAACGCGGCGGGCCTTTTCGTGGCGGATGCAGAGACCGAACAGGCTGAACAGGCCGACGAAAAGAAAATGACCTTTCCCGCATTTCAAGCCCTTGACCCTGCCGAGCGCATGAAGTTTATCCGCGCGGGCGGCGAGATCGAGTAAACCATTTCAATTTGAAAAGATAAGGAAACTTCAAAATGAGCGCAAATACTTTGACAGGGTTGATCCCCACTCTATACAAGGCTGCCGACCAGGTAGCCCGTGAACAAACTGGCTTCATCGCCGCTGTTTACAAAGACAGCGACGTGGAGCAGGTTGCCAAAGACCAAACCATCACCTACCCGATCGTGGCCGCCCAAACCCCTGCGGATATTTCACCCGCAGCCACTGGACCCGATCCGAGCGGGCAAACCGTCAGCTATGGCTCGATGAGCATTTCCAAGAGCCGCAGTGTGACCTTCCCGTGGAACGGTGACGAACAGAAGAGCATTCGCCCGCTTTATGCGCAAGTACTACAGGACCAGTTTGCGCAGGCGATGCGCGCGCTGACCAATGAGATCGAGAACGATCTTTTTCTGGCAGCCAAGCGCAACGCTTCGCGCGCCTATGGCACCGCTGGCACCACTCCCTTCGCGACCGCTGGCAACTTCTCAGATTTCTCCTATACCCGCAAGATCCTGATCGATAACGGCGCGCCGACTTCCGATTTGCACCTGGTATTGAATACCACAGCAGGCGCCAAACTGCGCGGTTTGCAGTCGAGCTTGTTCAAAGTAAACGAAGCAGGCGACGGCGGCAGCATGCTGCGCGATGGCAACTTCGGCAAAGTGGAAGGCTTGACCCTGCACGAATCTGGCCAGATCGTCAGCCACACCAAGGGCACAGGCACTTCTTATGTCTTCAACGGTTCGCACGCCGCTGGCGCCACTTCTGTGACCGCGAAGACTGGTTCAGGCACCGTGTTGTATGGCGATGTCGTGACCTTCGAAGACGACACTGCGAACAAGTACGTGGTCAATACAGGCATCGCTGCGGCTGGAACAATGGTCATCGGCGGACCTGGCTTGAAGCAGGCCCAAACCGACGGCAAGACCATCACTGTGGGCGACAGCTACACAGGCAACTGGGCTTTTGACCGCAATGCCTTGCACCTGATCACCCGCCTGCCTTCCATGCCAGACGGCGGCGACGCTGCCGACGAGGTTGTGGAAATCACCGATCCTTACAGCGGGCTGTCTTTCCAGGTTGCACTCTACCGCCAGCGCCGTCAGGTTGTTTACGAAGTAGGCATCGCCTGGGGCGTGAAGGCCGTGAAGAGCGACTTCATCGCGACCCTGTTGGGATAAGTTGAAACCCACCCTGCCGCAGTGATGCGGCAGGGTTCAGGAGTTTGTTATGAGCGAGTTTATCAAGGTTGAAAAAGATGGAGAAGTGATCGAGATCGCGCCTCCGAATTTGGCTGACCATATTCGGCTGGGCTGGAAGCCTGTGGTGGTGGAAGATGCACCCAAAGGCGAAGTGAAACCAGAAGCCGAGCGCGTGCCTGTTGCGGCTGAAAAGCCGATCAGGAAGAAGTAAGGATATCAGGGCGATCCTTCCGCTCTGTTTTTCCAGTGCTTATGGGCGGGCGTCCTCCCCGTCTGCCCATAAGCGCGACCTGCGGAGAAGTAAACGATGGCAAATATTTTGACGGCGGCGGAAGCCGCGAGCGCGATCCGAGTGGATGCAAGTGACGCCGACCTGTTGGCGCTTTTGCCGTTGGTGGATGCGTTCGTGAACAGGGCGACGGGCAGAGATTGGACGCAGGACGGGACGATCAATGCGCTTGCAAAAAACGCGGCGCGGATGCTGATCGTGCAATGGTATGACAACCCTGCACAGATGGGCGACGGGAATGCGCTGGCGTTTGGCTTGAAGAACACGCTGATGCAGCTCGAATCCGAGGCGTTGAAATATCGGAAGTATGAGTTTGAAGGCGTGAACGGCGGCGGGTTGATCGTGCTGGAAGGCGCGCGCGAAGGCGACGATGTGGTGAAACTGGTCGGCGTGTATGGCGCAAGCGGCACGCAAACCGACAAGTTTGAGAGCGAGATCAGCGAAGAGGGCCAGATCTTGCAAACTTCAACGGATGACCTGAGTGAAAAGCATTATGTGGTCATTTTGAAAAGCCCTGCGGATGATGTGACGGCATGACGACGAAGACGATCAATGCGGGCAAATACCGCCATCGAATTGTGATCAAGGCTGCGGCTGGCGATGGCACGCGGGATTCGTTTGGGCGCAGAAAAGGCACAGGCGCGACGGTGGCGACGGTTTGGGCTGAGAAGCAGGACTGGAGCGGCGACGAAAACGATGAGAACGGGCGCGAGACGGCTTCGGTGATCACGAAGTGGCGCACACGGTATCGCAGCGATGTGACCAGTGAAATGACCGTGACACATGGCGCGGATGTTTACAACATTTTATCTGTGATGGATTTTGACGGCATGAAGCGTGAAATTTTGCTGACCTGTAGAAAGGTGATTGAAACATGAAGAACCTGAAACTTTTGAAAGATGCGGTCGTGAACGGTTCGGTGTATGCGGCTGGCGCTGTTGTGGAAGTTGACGACGAGCAGGCCGACGAGCTGGTGAGAATTGAAGCGGCTGAGATCGCCGCACCTGCTGCGCCAGCGCCGAAGAGCGGAAAGAAAACCTTTTTCGCGGATGCGGGTGAATAGATGCCAGGCAGGCCGAGAATGAGCGGATCGATCACGGGTCGGCTGCGGCTCGAGCCTGCGTCTTATGCCAAGCATAAGGCGGCGCTGAAAGAGTTGGAGCGGGCTGTGCGCAAGGAGATCATCGAAAGCGCTTTGATGGCGGGCGGTGAGATCATCCACGCGGCGGCTGAGTCTCGGGCACCTGGTCCGATTGAGATCCGCATCATCGGCGGGCGGGCCCTGCGCAAGCGGGTGGACCCGCAAATGAGCGCGATCGTGAAGGCGAACGGCAAATTCTGCGCCATCGGCCCGAGCAAAAAGAACTGGTATTTCAGATTTCGCGAGTTTGGCGCCAGCAAGCATGACATTCGACCGAAGAAGGCTGGCGCGATCGCGTTTGAAGGCAGAGACGGCGGCAAGGTGATCCGCGGCTGGGCGAATGCGACAGGCGGCGTGCAGATCAGGCCGTTCATGCGCCCAGCGGTTGACGATAACAAGAACGCGGCGGTGATCGCGATGGGCGATGTGCTGGCCCGTGAAATCGAAAAGGCTGCCAAAGGATAGCGATGGCGACGATCGAAGAAGGCTTGAAGGCTTACATCGAAACGAACGTGACTGCGGCGGGCAACGGCTACCCTGTGAGCGTGCCCGTGGATGCGGATTTTCCTGCCTGGTGCTACACGGTGATCTCTGACAGGGAAGAACTGCTGCACAGCGGCGGGCGGTCTGGTTTTGCGGTGGCGCGTGTGCAATGCGATTTCATGGCCAAGGAAGACGCAGACGACAGCGATTATGAAAAGATCAAGGCCATCGCCACCACGGCGCGCAATGCGCTGGATGGATACGCGGGAACGATGGGCACGGTGACGGTTTACAAATGCGAAGTTGAACTGAACGATGACTGGGCTGAAATCCACAAGCTGCCCGTTCAGCGTTTTGATGTGGTCCTGCAATACAAGAGATAAAAAAAAGGAGACTCCTATGGCTGGAACAGTTGGTGGATTTGGTGTGATCGTGAAGATCGATATCGCGAGCACGTTGACGGCGATCACTTATTTGCTCGAAGGTGAGATCCCGAAACAAAAGAAGTTTATCGCAGAGGCGACGCCGCAGAATGCGACAGGCGGTTATGCCGTGCGCGTGGCTTCTGGCAAGCGGTCGCTTGAAAGTTTCAAAGTGACCCTCGGCTGGGATTCAGACGAGGCGACCCATGCCGCAGTGTTGACCGCGTTTGACAGCGATGCGCCTGTGAATATGTCGGTGATCTCGCCTGGAACCGATGAGACCGTCGCTTTCAGTGCGTTCATCGAAGAAGTGGCGCGCATCCCTGATCCTGAAGGCGCTTATAAAGCCGAGGTGATGATCACCCCGACGGGCGCACCGACGATCAGCTAATTTGCATAATATCCCCCAAATGTCTTTGGACATTTGGGGGAAACCCAAAAAACTGAGAAGGACAGAAAAACCATGAAACAAATGCTTGATAAAAACATGATCCTTGCGGCTTCGGATGTGGTGAAGGAGCTGGTGGATGTGCCCGAGTGGGGCGGGTCTGTGTATGTGCGTTCGATCACTGCGGCGGAGCGCGGCCAGATCGAGGCTGCCGCTGCACGCTTCAAAGAGGGCAAGGGCAAGGACGACAGTTTTGCACGTCTTTTTACTTTGCGCTTTGCAGCCATGGCGATTTGTGATGAGAACGGCGCGCGATTGTTTGCCGATGCAGACATCGAAAAGCTGGCGCAAAAGAATGCGGCGGTGATCTCGCGGCTGGCTGAGATTGCACAGCGGCTGAGCGGATTCGGCAAGAAAGACATGGAGGAGCTGGAAAAAAACTCCGTGGAAGCCCGACCCGAAGATTCGCGCACCGATTAGCGCTTGCGCTGGGTGTGTGGGACGTGGACGGGCTGCTGGCGGCGATGAGCTCACGGCAGATCGCCGAGTGGATGGCGTATGCAGGCATGGAACCGTTCGGCGGTGAATTGATCGATGTACATTTCGCGCAGCTGGATGCGATCATGAGCAGCACAAAAGACAAGCCGCAGGACCCGAAGAAGTTCAGGCTGTGGAAGCAGGTCGAAGAGAAAAAAGATTTCGATCCGCAGGAATGGTTTGAGAGTTTGAAATCGGTTTCGGTGAAAAGGACATAAATGGCGACTGCACTTTCGAATCTGCTGGCATTGCTGGCGCTGGATAACTCGGCTTATCTTGAAGGGTTGGCTGGGTCGCAGGTGGCTGCTGACGATTTCGGCACGAAGTTGTCGAACGTGGGCGGCGCTGTGGTGCTGGGCGGGTTGACCGCTGCGGCGACGGCGGTGGTGGCGATCGGCGGCGCGGCGTTTGACGCGGCTGAACAGGTGGATGAGGCTTTCGACAAGATCGCAGTGGGAACGGGGGCGACGGGCGATCAGCTCGCGATATTGCAGGACGATTTCAAAGCGGTGTTTGCAAGTGTGCCGACCGATGCCAATACGGCGGCGGAGGCGATCACGATCCTGGCTTCGCGGCTGGATGTTTCAGGCGAGGCGCTGCAGAATATTGCCACGCCGATGCTGGAAGTGACGCGCATCCTCGGCGGTGACTTGACGGCGAATGCTGAGAATTTCACGCGGGTGATCGGCGACTGGTCGATCCCTGTGGGTGAGGCTTCTGGTTCGCTGGATCAGTTGTTTGTGGCGGCCCAAAATACGGGCGTGCCGCTTGATCAGTTGATGGAGCGCGTGGTGCAGTATGGCGCGCCGATGCGCAATTTCAACTTCTCATTTGAGGAGAGTGCGGCATTGCTGGCGGCGTGGGAAGCGCAGGGCGTGAACGTTGAGATCGTGATGAGCGGTATGCGCATCGCACAAGGCAAATTCATTTCGCAAGGCGTGGACATGCGCGCAGGTCTCGAAGATACCATCGAAGCCATTCTGGGCGCGGCGAGCGCGACCGAAGGGCTGGCGATTGCCACCGAGGTATTCGGCGCGAAAGCGGCTGGCGATATGTTCGACACGATCAGCGCGGGCAAGTTTGACATCGACGCGATGGTGGAGTCGATGCAGAATGCGGAAGGCGCGATCCTTGAAACGGCGGCGGCCACTGCCGACTGGCCCGAGATGTGGGAGAAATTCAAAAACAGCATGACGCTGGCGCTGGCGCCGATGGGCGACACGATCCGCGCGGCGTTTGGTGATGCGATGAATTCGATCGTGGAGGTCTTCGGGCGGCCTGATGTGCAGGCGGCGATCACGCAGTTCGCAAATGCGGCGGCTGTGGCGATCGGCTGGATCGCTGAGAAGATCCCAGCGGTGATCGATGGCATTTTCGCGTTCGTGAATTTCCTACAGGAAAACGAAGGTCTGATGATCGGCATTTTCACGGCGCTGGGTGTGGCGGCTGTGGCGTGGGGCATTACAACTGCGGCGGCGGCCTGGACTGCGATCGTGCCGATGCTGCCTGTGATCGCTGTGCTTTTGCTTGTGGCTGGCGTGGTGTGGCTGTTGTATGAGGCATGGACGAATAACTGGGGCGGCATTCAAGAGAAGACAATGGCCGTGTGGGAAAAATTGCAGCCTGTTCTTCAGGCTGTGTGGAATTTCATTTCGGTGAATTTCATGGCGGGGCTGGAAGGCTTGCGCAGTATTTGGGAATCGACCTGGCAATTTATTCAAGACTTTACGAGCGGGCGGCTGGGCACGGTTTCGGAGATCTTCAAAAATACATGGGACGGGATCAATACGGTGATCGGGCTTGCGATCAGCAACCTGTTCGCCTTGTATGGCGCATTCATGGCGGCGATGGAAGGCGACTGGTACACCTTCGGTCAAAAGATGCGCGAGATCGTGGATAACACGTTTGCGGCATTGGAGACCACTGTGGTGGTGGCTTTCAAAAACATTGAGGCGGTGCTGAGCGGTATTTTGAACATGGACTGGGATGGGATCGTGAATGTGATCGTGGGTGCGCTTTCGAACATTCCAGACGCGATGAGCAATATCAATTGGTTTGACGTTGGCGCGAATATCATGCTGGGCATTCAAAATGGAATTCTTGCGATGATCCAGACGGTGATCGACACGGCGATGTATGCGGGCGAGGCCATTCTGGCGGCGCTGCAGGGGTTCTTCGGGATCAATTCACCGAGCGAGCTGATGAAATCGGTCATCGGCGAGAATCTTGGGCTGGGCGTGATCGCGGGCTGGGAAGCGGTGATCCAGCCGACGGTGTTGCAGCCTGCGCTGGCGGGTGCGGCCCAAGGCATTCAGCCGCAAAGTATGGGCACTGGGGCTGTCAGTGGCGCAGGAGCAGGCGCGGGCGGCGGTGATGCGATGCTTGCGGCTGAGATCCGTCAACTGATTCGAAGTCTTCCGAATGAAATTGCGATGGCCGTCAGAACTGCGGTCTCGAAGGGAAATGCGTAATGACTGCGCCTGATACGTTGATCGTTGAATATCATACTGGGGTTGGGTCTTTGCTGGATATGGTGAGCGGCGCGATCCTTGATATGTATGGGAACGCAATTCTGGACGCTGGTGAGTGGGTCGATCTTGTCGATGATGTAATGACAGAATCTCCCATTGTTATCTTTCAAGGACAAAAGAACAGCGGTCCGACAGACCGAGTGGCGGAAAGCGGTTCAATCCGTTTTACGCTGCGAAACGATGCGCATAATACTGGCGGGCTGGTTGGCTACTATTCGCCGCAACATACAAACGTCAGGACTGGCTGGGGGCTCGGTGTGGCTGTGCGCGTTGGTTTGGAAAAAGACGGCGTGATCGAATATATCTCGCAGGGTCGTATTGTTTCTCTGGAGCCGACGACTGGAAATTTGAGCGCGAAAACCGTCGATGTTGTCATATCTGACTGGATCGAGATCGCGAGCAGGACAGACATGCCGTGGATCTCGCTTGAAGATGTTCAAGGCATGTCGGATGATGAAATCATTCAAACGATTGTCGCTTCGATCAATGACGCACCCAGCGCGACCGATCTTGAAGTGGGGTCTTATGAATACGAATATCCGCTGACCGACCTGGAAGATGCAAAGACGAAGATCATGACCGTGTTTCAGCGGTTGATGCAGAACGGGCTCGGCAGGCTGTACGTGGTTGGAAACTCGGAAAGCGGCGAAGTTTTGAAATATATCAGCTATGACACGCTTGTGGCTGGTTTATCGGTTGTGAGCACATTTGACAACGATTTCGAGACTCTTTCTGTAAGTTCGCAAGCGTATCGAAGGGCAAAAAGGATCAATGTAAAAACAAAGAAATATAACTTGTATTCAAATGCGTTTTTGAATGGCGGATATACAACGGGGACCGAGTACGTGGTCGGGGCTGGTGCGACCATTGAAGTTATTGGCGAATATAAAGACATGGATGGTCATTTTGATTCTGGCGGAAATGTTCCTTGTGTAGCAGTTACGCCGAATATTCCGTGGGGCTTTTCTTCAACCAGTGGAGGATTCAATAATAATCTATTGGGTCAAATGACTGTTGTCATCACGGAGGGCGTCAATAAATTCAAGGCTGTGTGTACCAGTTCTGCGGTTGTCACTGGTTATCTGGTCGCTTTTGTTTATGGTGATGCCTTGATCTCCAGTAATGAATATTTATATACGGTTGAAGATGATACGATCGCGGAAAGTCAGGGAGTGACAATAAACTGGGATGCCATTTATCGAAATTCGTATGCTGACGCGGTTTTGATCGGCGATCAGTTGATGAGCTGGCACGGCGGTCAGGATTTTGTTGAGGTAAAGAGTCTTGTGTTCACGCCGTCCCTTGATGCCACCAATTACAACAGAATGATCGACTGCAAGCCTGGAACAATGATCCACGTGACTGATGATGTGAGTGGTGTGGATGCCGATGTGCTGGTGGTCGGCTTTGAGCTGCAAATTTGGAGCGGCGGCAGTCTGATGCGCGAAACGCTTTACCTTTCCAACACAGTGTAAAAGGATGAAAAACAATGGCGATTTTTGATACTTACACAAGGCTGACGGCGCTGGCGCGCGGCGATATTCTTGCACCGATAAAGGATGTGAGCGCAGGATCGGCGGCGTCTCAGACGAAATCAATCCAGGCAGATCAGCTTTTGAAATATGGTCCGTTTTCTTCCACGGTGCGGACGGTTTCAGCCACGACGAATGTGACGCTGGCAGACACCGATCCGATGTTTGTTGATATCACTCCGACGGCGGCGCGGGATGTGACCTGCCCTGCGAAGGGTGATGATAACCATGCGTATATCATCCG